TTTAGTTCTCCTGGTGGTTCTGGTGTCACAGCTGTTGGAGAAGTCATTGTTAGTGCAGCTGGAACAATCAATGCGATTAGAATATCCAATGCTGGATTTGGTTACACAGTTCCTCCGACAATTACTATCGGGGATCCATCTCTAACTGGAACTGGCGATTTCATCTACAATGAAATTGTTACAGGCGGAACATCTGGAACTCAGGCAAGAGTCAAAAAGTGGATCTCCTCTACCGGAGAACTTAGAGTCTCAATTGCCAATGGAACCTTTACCTCTGGTGAGACAATCACTGGTCAAGACTCCGGTGCTGTCTATACATTATCCACTGTTGATACTGACGATCTTATTGATCCATATGCAGATAATGATAACATCGAAAGTGAAGCAGATGGTATTTTAGACTTTACTCAGAGAAATCCTTTTGGAGAAGTCTAAATAACTACACTAGACTTGGACGAAAATGTTTGAATACTTTTACAATGAAGTATTGAGGAGGACTGTCATTGCGTTTGGCACCCTGTTCAATAACATTACCATCAAACATTTGGATGGAAGTGATAACACAATTAGTGTTATGAAAGTTCCTCTGGCATATGGTCCTACTCAAAAGTTTCTTGCTAGAATCGAGCAGACTCCAAATCTAAACAAACCAACATCCATCACTCTTCCAAGGATGTCGTTTGAGTTTAGTGGTTTGACTTATGATCCGTCTAGAAAAGTATCTCAGACTCAAACCTTTTTATCAAAAAAAGTAAATTCTGAATCGACGATCAAAAAATCATTTATGCCGGTGCCATATAACATGGCATTTGAGTTGAGCATTATGACGAAGTTAAATGATGATGCTCTTCAAATTATTGAACAAATTTTACCATACTTCCAACCATCTTATAATGTAACAGTTCAGATGGTGGGAGAGATTAACGAGAAAAGAGATATTCCAATTATCCTTGATTCAGTAAACTTTACTGATGACTATGAGGGTGACTTTTCTACCAGAAGAGCACTGATCTATACTTTAAGATTTACTGCAAAAACTTATCTGTTCGGTCCTACCCCAGATCAGACCACTGGTGTTATCAAGAAGGCTACTCTCAATTACATGACCAACATGGATACGAAGAATCCCAGACGGGAACTTCGTTATTCAGTTACACCAAGAGCAACCAAGAACTACGTTGGAGATGCATCTGGATATCTCAACGAAGATATCGAAGCAGCAGAAACTGTTCTTACTCTGGTTGATGCAGGAGCGTTCAGTGAGGACACTTACGTTACTATCAACGATGAAGAAATTTATATTGAGTCCATCGCTGGCAATAACCTCAAAGTTAGAAGGGGTCAAGATGGAACAACCGCAGTAGATCACGTACAGGGATCTGGTGTCAACATCTTGAATGCTGCTGATGATGCTCTGATTGAGATTGGTGATGATTTCGGTTTCAATGAGACTACATCATTCTTCCAAGATTTTAGCACGGACATGTCATGAAGTTTGATGATCTAAACGAAACCTTTGATGTTGCTGGCGATATCGTTGAAGCAACAAAGGATGTAAAGATAACCAAACCTCTTCTTGAAAGAGACAAGACAGAAGTCAGAAAAGACTATGAATATACAAGAGGTAATCTTTATAGTATAATTGAGAAGGGTCAAGAAGCAATTAATGGTATTCTTGATTTGGCACAAGAAAGTGAAATGCCTCGTGCATATGAAGTTGCCGGTCAGTTAATCAAAAGTGTTTCCGATGCAACTGACAAGTTAATGGACTTGCAAAAGAAACTGAAAGATGTTGAGGAAGAATCCCAAAAGGGACCAACCAATGTCACAAATGCTCTCTTTGTGGGGTCAACTGCTGATCTTACTAAGATGCTGAAAGATGCACAAAAGACTCAAAATAAATAACTAAAAAAGTTGTGACTAAAATGCCCGAAGAGCATAATAACGAATTACCATCAATTGAGGATATCGTAGGGCAGGGTGAGCTTCCTTCTGTTGAAGAATTTATTGAGCCAGAGGAAGTAGAAGAAGAAACTCAGATAATTGATGATGCTGAGGGTAATGCAAAGATAGAGGTAACTGACGTTGTTCAAGCACCCGAATGGGGTGAAGTTCTGCGTTTAATTAATGACGTTCGAGCAAGTATTCCAGAGATTCCAGAAATACCTGAGATCAAAACATATGATGAAGAACTTAAAGCAATCTGTGAAATCATCGATGATGTAAGGGAATCAATTCCTGTCGTTCCAGAAGTAAGATATTACGAAGACGAACTTGAAACTATTAAGGAATCGGTTCAATCAGTCAAAGACTCAATCCCAACTCTTCCTACTTGGATTGAAAAAGTAACTGATGTTCCAGACTTTACTTGGGTTGGTCAAACATTCAATACAGTAGATGAAAGATTTAAGTTAGTCAAAGACTGTGTAGAATCACTTTCAGTTCAGATTGAGACTGAATTAAACAGACTACAAGATGAAAAAGATACTCTTGCTTTTGAATCAAAGACAGATTTTAAAAACGTACATGATAGAGTAGGTTCTCTCAAAGATCAAATCTATGGTCAACTGAAAGAACAATCTGATATCATTTGGAAATTACAAAAGAAACTCAAAGAGAATCAAAAAGAGTTTGAAATTGTAATTACTGATCGAGTAGAAAACAGAGTAGATCATCTAGAAGAAGTAACTACTGAAACTGCAAAACGTATTCAAACTTCTCTAAATGAAAAGTTTGAGTCTGTTGGTAATAAACTCGATGAAGAGGTAGATTTATTAAAAACAAAACTCAGTGGTCTTCCCAAACCAAAATATTATGAGGAAGAACTCAATAAAATTAGAAAGGAACTCAAAAATTTTGAGAGTCTAAGAGAGATTGTTGAGCAGATTCAAGTAAGACAAGAGAAGGTAGAAGATCTACAAGAAAACTATCTCCTCAATGAACCACCTGAGGAAGCTGAGAACATTGGTTCTGGTCAAGATCCACTCACTCCGATGGATCAAAAGTTCGCTACTTTAAGCGATCTCGCAAGTCATTATAGGATCTTCATTAATCGCATCCAAACCCAACTCTCAACGATGGGTGGCGGTGGTGCCGGATTCATCAAAGATCTTGATGATGTTGATATTACAGGTCTGGCTAACGGTTATATTCTTCAATATAATGCCACTGATTCTAAATGGGAAACGGTAGCTAATGCCGGTGGAACTGGTGTTGGTGGAACTTGGTTCTCCAATGATGTAGGTGTATCAACAACCAGAATTGTTGGTATTGGCACAACTCAGGCAAAAGCAGGCACTTCACTGTTTGTTGTTGGTGACATTGAAGCAACTGGTAATGTTAATGTTGCAGGAACAATCACATATGATGATGTCAAGCACGTAGATTCTCTTGGCATCAGTACATTCAGAAGTGGTTTAATTGTCAATACAGGCACTGCCACAACTGCTCTTATTGTCAACGGTGATGCAAGAGTAACTGGTGTTCTCACCATTGGTACTGCATCAGTTACAATTGATGGTGACTCCGAACAGATTAGTGTTGGTGTTGTTACGATTACTAATTCAGAAGTTGTACTTGGTGACAATGTAACTATTAACGCAACTGCTTCTGGTATCAACTCAGCACCAAACGTATTATACGTTGCAAAAGATGGCAATGATGATAATAATGGAACATCAATTGATAATGCTAAACTGACCATCAAAGCAGCTGCTGGTATTGCTACCACAGGGACAGTCATCAAAGTTCTTGCTGGTAATTACACTGAGGATAATCCGATTCAAGTTCCAGCATTCTGTGCTATCAGTGGTGATGATCAGAGAACTGTTACTGTCGTTCCAAACAATGCAACTAGTGATATCTTCCATGTTAGAAAGGCATCGAAGATTGCAAACATGACCTTTACCGGTCATAGAGCACCTGGTGCTGCTATCGCATTCCCAACTGCTGACGCTGCTGTGAATCAAGGTGGTGGCAAGTGGAAAGGTCCATATGTTCAGAACTGCACTAGCGATACCACCACAGGAACTGGTGCCAGAATTGATGGTAACCAGGCACCCCTGTTGAAGTCTATGAACTTCGACTCATATACCCAATACAATCAAGGTGGTGTGGGTATTGCTGTAACGAATGAAGGATATGCACAGTTAGTCTCTATCTTTACCATCTGCTGTCAAGAAGCAATCTCTTGTGATGCTGGTGGTCAGGCAGACGTTGCAAATAGCAATTGTAGTTTTGGTACGTTCGGTCTTGTATCCAGAGGTGTTGGTGCGAGACAGTTTACTAGCGCAGTATCCTCTGGAACCACAACTGCTGATCAAAAAGAAATTGTTGTATCAGGTCTCGGAACTGGTAGACCTTACGATGGTCAAGGAGTTTACTTTGATCAACTGTATCAAACTGTCACGTCTATTACCTTGACGGGTGGTGGTAATGGATATACCTCTACTCCTAACGTAATTATTACTGCTCCCACTGGTCCTAGTGGAACTGCTGCAACTGCCTTTGCAACTCTTGATGGTGATAAGGTAGAGTCTATTACCCTTATCTCAGGTGGTAATCAGTTTGCATCAACTCCAACTGTTACCATCGATGCTCCCGATTCTGGAACCAGAGCGACAGCAACTGCTGTGATGGAACCAATTTATTATACTGTTGCATCCTCCACTGAAACTATTAGTGGTATCTCAACTATCACATTGGAGGAGAATCTAAATAATGATATAGGTGCGGGCACGACTACCTACTTCCATCAACTGAGTAGAGTTGTCGCAAGTTCACACACTTTTGAATATATTGGTTCTGGAAACACAATTCAGTCTGCCACTCCAAAACGTGGTGGTGTGACTATTCAGGCGAATGAAGTCTTCACTGACAATGGTGGTAGAGTTGTCTATACAAGCACCGATCAGGCAGGTAACTTCCGAATCGGAGATAACCTACAAATTAATCAAAGCACTGGCACAATCAGTGGAAGAGCTTTCTCCAAGAGTTTGTTCTCAGAAATGACTCCGTTTATCTTAGCACTTAGTTAGAATGGCACTAGCACTTAATAGGTTTCAAACAGAAACTAAACAACTCACCACGGCAGATCAAACCATCTATACCGCTCCAAATGGGTATACTGGTATTGTCCTGTATGCTCACGTGACTAACTATGGTTCTAGTGCAACTACTGTAACCATGTCACATAAAAGAAGTAGTGTCACCACAGAGATTGCGAAGGACTCGCAAGTTCCTGTAAATGACGCTTACGTTCCTATGGATGGGAAACTAGTATTAGAGACCGGGGATTCTCTTGTCGCTAGTGCCGGTGCTAATTCAACTCTCAAAGTATTAGTTTCGGTTTTGGAGACAGCAAATGCCTAAACTTATTAGCGAAAAGAATGGTGGCGGAGAGATTGGAATTTCCAGTGATGGAACGGATGTTGGTAAGGCAAAGAGATTAGACTTTCAGGCAAATAGGATCGAGATTAATTCTGGAATAGCAACTATCACCTCTGATCCATTAACACTTATTGACTTATAAATAAAAAGAGACCTTTGTCCCCTCTATGAAGAACGGCAAGTGCCCCGCAGGTCAATATTACTGCTATACTGATAAAAAGTGTAAGCCCATTCCCAAAGGTTTCAAAGTTGTTGGAGCTGCTGGAATGTTACGCAAAGAAAACGGTCACAGTGTGGATGATGACAATGCAGAGAATAAGAATGGGAATGGAAATGGGAACGGGAGCAATGGGGGCTCTAATGGTGGAGTTAGCGAGGGCACCCTTCGTAAGTGGTTTAAAGGATCCAAGTCAAAAGATGGTAAAGGTGGTTGGGTCAACGTTGTCACAGGTGGGACTTGCGCCAGTGATGAACCAGGAGAAGGAACTCCCAAGTGTGTCTCCTCAGCAAAACGAGCAAGCATGAGTAAGTCGGAAAGACTCTCTGCCGCACGTCGTAAAAAGAAAGCAGATCCCGGTCAACAGTCGAAGTCTGGTGCTGCTAAACCAACCTACGTTAAAACCGATAGCCCTCGGAAAAAATCCATGAAAGAAGGAAAAGACCACCCTAAAAATGTAAAGGGTATTGCAAAAGAATTAGACAAGGCAGTTGAAATGCATAAGAGTCAAGCAAACAGACTTAGAAAAGCTGGCATTTCAGAGGAGAAAGACAAGAAGGGTAAAGGTAGTGGCACCAAAGATGCTTGCTATCATAAGGTCAAGTCCCGTTATTCTGTATGGCCTAGTG